AAGAACCTAAAAACTTAGAAATGTATATGCTTATAGAACATTTAGCAAAGCAGATAGAATCTATTGAAAAAGAAATAAATGCTAGTAGATATAATAAAGTAAACATAGATCATCTTAAAGAACAGGTAGATATGTTACAGAAAAAAATGAATGGTAATCACTAATGACTTCCGTAATTGCTTTACTTATGTTTCTTGGAGAACCTGCTGTTCTTAAAGAACATACGCTTATGTCAAATGTTTCAAAATGTTTAGAATTAAAAAGGATAGCAACTAGAAATAGTGGTATAAGAGTAAGTTATGTTTGCAGTAAAGTAAAAGCAGAAGTAAAAGATGGTAAAATTATAAGAATAGCAAAAGACAATTAATATGAAATGCAAGAAATGTAGTCATAATTGTCATTGTAAAGAAGAGTTACATACAGATGAATATGGTATTTGCACTTGTGATACTTGTGTTTGTAAAGAAGATAAAGATTATTATAAATTTTTAAGTAAATTTTTTAAAGGAAAAAAATGAGAAAACAAAAAAGTAAATTAGATTGGTTTAAAAAAAATATAGTTATAGTTCCTGTGGTAGGTGCAATATTAGCTGGAACATTTACATCTGTAAGATATGTATTAACTTTGACAGATACTGTTTCTATTAACAAAGAGATAGTTCAAAACATTAGTAAAGATTTAGAAATACAAAAAGAAATGGTTAATGATATTAAACAAAGACTTGCTAGAGCAGAAGCTACATGGGATATGGCTGAGAATATTTTTCAAACATTAAGCGATCAGGTAAGGCAACATGAATACGATATTAAAGATCTTAACAGGTAATACATTTTGGATTATATTTTTCTTGCTAGTTGTTACATCAACTCAAGCAAAAAACGAATATTTAAATGATGGTAGTTATGCCTGTGAAAGAGGTAGTTTTGAACCTTATGCAGAGATAAGACAAAGAGAATATAAAACAGGAACATCTGATGAAAACCAAGATCAAATGTTAGGTTTTAGATTTAGAATACCTTTAGGTGCTACTTGTGATGATGAATATATTGCTGAACAAAGAAAAAAACAGAAACTTAAAACACAATTAGAATTAATTAAACAATGTAAAAATGTTCCTAGAATAAATCCACCACCTCCAGCATTTGCAGAACTTATAAATGCTTGTTTAGAATTAGGAGTAATGCAAGTAAATGATTTTCAAAAAAGAGATAATAGTATTAGTTATTGGATTGTGTTAAAAGATAAATGGAAAGCCGAAAATCCTGACAGACCTATATTTGAGGAAAAATAATATGAGCTATAATCCTTTACCTGTTTACTGTACTATAAGACCAAGTTGGATTGAGGGTCTTGGTGTATTTGCAACAAAAGAAATTAGAAAAGACACAAATTTAGGTATATCTCATATTGAGATTGAAGAAGAATTACACAGAACACCATTAGGAGGATTTTTAAATCATTCAGATAAACCTAATTGTGTAAGAATAAAAGATGGCAATAAGTGGTTACTTAAAACCACAGAAGATATTATGCCTAACCAAGAACTAACATTAACTTATGTATTGTATAAACCTTAAAAAAAGGAGTAAAACACTATGGGTTTTATTAGAAAAATGTGGAAGAAATATCTTGAATGGTTATTCAAAGACTTTTATAAATAGACTATGTGGTTAAATATTGCAGCTAAATTAGTTCCAGGCATGATTAAGACAGGTATGTCTATTGCTTCCAATAGAAGAAGAACTAAAGAATTAGAATCTGTTGCTGAACTTAAGTTAGCTGAGAAGATGGCTAATGGAGAAGTTGAGTTTAAAAAAGCAGTAATTGATTCCCATAGAAACGATTGGAAAGATGAATTTTGTCTTATCCTTATTAGTATTCCTTTATTGCTTTTAGCTTGGTCTGTATTTAGTGATGATCCTGATATACAAGCGAAGATAGATATTTTCTTTAATAAGTTTTCTAATCTTCCAATGTTTTATCAAGCTCTTGTTGTAGGTGCTTTTAGTACGATACTTGGTATCAAAGGTGTATCTACTTTCAAAAAAAAATAATCTATGTCCGACACATCTAAGGAAATTATCGTAGAGTATAAGGATCAAGTTAGATTACTCAGAGAAGAAGTAGCTGAACTTCAAGACGCAGGTAAAACCAAAGATGCTGCTAACAAAAGGTGTTTACAAAAACTTGAGAACACTAATGAAGATTTAGAAAGAGCTACTAAAAAAGTAAAAGAATTAGAAGAAAAATTAAAAGATATAAAAGATACAAATAAACAACTATTGGAACACCCATGAAAGTAGCATTGATAATGATTATGTGTAGTCAAGTCGCTGGTGAATGTATGAAACCACATTTACTTAGCCACCATGATACTTTTTATGATTGTCTGATAGCTGGTTATGAAGAAGCTAAAAACAAAACAGAAGAACTAGGTAAATCAGAAGTTTCAAAGAATGAAATCGTAATAAAATTTAAATGTTATTATGATAGTAATGAACCTGAGAAAAAAATGGCATAATGTTTTGTATTGTTTATCTAAAAGATGACCAATGGAAAATCTTTACAAATGAAGTTTGGGGTAGTAAAAAGGAAGCTGAAGATTATGGTAAACGAAATAAATTTAAAAAGTCTTTTCAATGGAAAGTCCTTGAATATGACAGAAAGTATCATGTATGACACAAATATCTAAACACTTCTCACTACAAGAGATGATTAACTCAGGCACAGCTTCAAGACTTGGCTTAGATAACACACCTAATGAAGAACAAATAGAAAATTTAAAAGCTCTATGTGAAAACATATTAGAACCACTTAGAGAGTATTATGAGTCAAGACCCATAATGATCACTTCAGGATTTCGTAGTCATCAGCTTTCAAAATCTATAGGATCTTCAGAAAATTCACAACATTGTAAAGGCGAAGCTGTTGATTTTGAAATACCAGGTTTTGATAATAGACAAGTTGCTGCACATATTAAAAACAATTTTGACTTTGACCAGCTCATCAGCGAATACTATGAAGATGGTATTATTGATAGTGGTTGGATTCATGTTAGTTTTAAAAGAGATGGCACTAACAGAAAACAATCTTTAACTAAAAATAAAGGCGAAGGTTATAAGGTATGGCAATAAACAAAGCTAAAATGAAATGCAATTCACCTAAAAGACAAATATCAGGTGGTAAGAAGTTTGTTGTTAAGGCTTGTAAAGGTGGTAAAGAAAAGATTATTAGATTTGGTGATGCGAATATGAAGATTAGAAAATCAAATCCCAATGCAAGAAAATCATTTAGAGCAAGACACAGATGTGATACTGCTAATGATAAATTTAGTGCAAGATATTGGTCTTGCAAAAACTGGTAAACAATAGGAGAAAACTATGCCAATGGTAGGAAAGAAAAAGTTTGCATATACTAAAGCAGGTAAAAAAGCTGCTAAAAAATATGCTAAGAAAAAAAACAAAGGTAAAAAATAATGCCTTTTAGTAAATACTCAAAGAAACAAAAAAAACTTGCAAGAATAGCACCACCTAGAGATAAAATAACTAGTGCTGACTTTGCTAAGTTAAAGAAGAAAAAAGGGAAGAAGAAAAAATAATGGCAAAACTTTGTGCAAAAGGTAAAGCAGCAGCAAAGCGAAAATTTAAAGTGTATCCATCAGCGTATGCTAATATGTATGCTTCAGGTGTATGTAGTGGTAGAATAAAACCCAAAAAGAACAAGAAGAAAAGATAATGTCATTAAGAAAATGGACTTCAGAAAAATGGGTTGATATTGCCAATAAAAGATCAGATGGCAGCTATCCTCCATGTGGTAGAAGCAAAGGAGAAAAAAGAAAAAACTATCCTAAATGTGTTCCGTCAGCTAAAGCTAGATCAATGTCATCAGGACAAAAAAGATCAGCAGTAGCTAGAAAAAATAAGGCTGAAAGAAAATCAAGAAAAGGTAAAAAACCAAATTATGCAAGAACATAAAAAATTCTTGATAGGCGTAGTTCTCTTATAGAACTGGGGTGATGGTGGGCAAAAAGAAAACCTGGAATAAATCTAAATTAAATATGAAATGTGGTGAATGCCATATTTGTAAGAAAGAACATTATTCTGAGATAGGTGGTTGGATTATAAATGCTGAAAAGAAATTATTTTGCGAAACTCATACAGAGGGTAAAGAGAGTTGCTTTGATGAGTATATAAAAAGAAAAACTATTCCTTTTAATGATTGGTAAATACTAGGTAGCAATCAGGGGAATACTGCATACAGCATTGATTGCCACCAAGCATTAACCTTGCCAAAACTTCTTAGCGTCTTCTAAATAATCAGGATCTAAATCATTTTTCCAAAAGAAATGACTAAAATCAGGTTGAATATAATCCTTAATTACTTTAGGATTGTCTGAAATTTTCAAAAGATTTTGTCTAACTTTACACTTCTGTTTAAAAGACTCTAACCTAGACATCATACTTTCAGGTTGTAAAGTTTCGCAGTTGTCCTTATGAAAAACTTTGAAAGTATCTTCATTAATATAACAAACATAAATAGGTAAGCCAGTAGCATAATAGTAAAAATCTACTTGAGTCTGATTGGTTTCTGGTAAAGTTTCAGGTAGCTTAGTTGTTAGCCAAGACCTTGTTCCATCTTTCTTTGGTCTTCCTCTTCTAGGAAACTTACATTTATCCTCAATAATCATTTTACCTTTTAAGTCTGCATAACCATGAACAGGTATATTAATACCCTCAAAGATTTTAAAGCATTCTATTTCAGGTTTGCATTCATCATATCCTGGAATACTTTGATGTGCTGCATGACCATTAGCAATCATCTTCTCAACTATAGTAGAAAAGTGATTAAAAGCATCAATCTCTTTAGGATCAGGTATTAAAGTATTTAGTTTATTATTAACCGGTGTAAACATTATATTCTTTTTTAAAAGTTTCATAATCTCTACCTAAGCTCTCAACCATTTTCATAGTTCTATACTCTTTTGGAAAATTTGTGGCTTTCTCATATTTTTGAACTTGTTGAAAGGTTACATTAATAGATTGAGCTACTTGGCTTTGACTTTTGTTTGCTCTTCTTCTTGCATCTCTTAATGCTTTACCTAGTCTTTGATAGAATTGTTTTTCGCTTTCGTTAAATTGTTCCTTTTCCATGTTTCCTTTCATTAAAGACAAAGATACCCTAACCCTAAAACACAACTTTTAACTGTAAACTAGAACTATGTGCTTATTCTAGTTTGTTTCTGTTTTAACTCCATGATCTTCTCAGCAACTTGAGGAAGTCTAGCTTTGTTTTTTAAATATAAAGTTTTATATTTATACATTCTTTTCACTAGCTTCTCCTCCCTTGCTTGTAGATCCTTGAGTTGTTTTGGTTCTACTGTCATTGTTTATATCGCTTGTCGGTTTTATTTTCGCACTAAGGAAACGCTGACTTGCGATATTTACTTTTGCGTCATCTTTAGGCGATTTCTGATTGTGTGCTTTTTGTGTAGCTTCTTCTATTGTAGCACCATCAAAAATTTCTTTAAATTCAACATTCATTTCTATTAAACTTGTTTTTTCAACTTTAATCATAATAGTTTTCTTGAAGTTTTCTTTTATTAATATTGTATTTATTTATTAGTTTTATAGCTAAGTCGTACTTACCTTTTTCTCTACACTTTTTTAAAATTGATAATATTTTAAAAGTCTTATTAGTCGTTGAGTTCAATGTTCCTCCTGTAACCATTTAGCTTTTTAAGTTCGTTTCTTTTTACTAATCTATCTACCAATACTGTTATAGAATTTTTAGATCTATAATTTAAACCATCCGTCATTTCTTGAAATGTTGGATAGTATTTGTTCTTTTTGACATATTTTCTAATAAAATTCAATAGTTTTAACATTACTGGTGTCATGGGTACTTTATTTGTCATTTTCCATTTCCTTTATTTTTAATCTTCTATTTAATTCGTTATAACCATTAACATCATCGTAAGTATCTTTTTTATATGTTGGGTTACTAATTGTTCTCCAAATCTTAACAAACTGCATAAAGCAACCAAAAATATTGTTAGGAACTCTTACTTTATATCCATTATGTGCAGCTAAAATACCCTCCAGAATACCTTTCATAGCAAAAGAAGTGTTATCAAAACTTCCATACTGAGCTTGTTTATCGTTTAATAATTTTTCTAATTCTTTAGTTAATTTATTTAAGTGTGTAATTTTATCTGACATTGTTTCCTTTTTTATCTTTGCAGTAATAAAGAAAAACTCTATTACCTTTATAAGTTATTGTGCTTTTTTCTGTACTCAATACGGCTACTTTTTTTATCGCTTCATTACAAAATACCTTTGGAGCAGTAACTGATAGTGTTGCTTCAGCTACTGATCCATTAACAAGGTGCATTATGATGACTATTACATTCATTAGAATGATAATTTTTCTTCCTTATTAGGTGCTTTAACACCAGGTTCATTGGCATAACCTGAAATATTTGGTTTATCAGATTTATCATTTAACCAACCTACAAGAGCTTTCTTACCACC